AAATACCACCTAACAAAACCCACACCAAAAGGAGGTTCTATGCAAATACCAAACACAGTCACATCAATTACACAAATCTCATCACAGAACAAACAGCTGCTTCTAAATAAACTCACAAATATATTCACAGACACATTACCATCTTCAGAATTAAACAAAGTCATGCAAACCATATCCACAGAACTCTCAAACTATGATTTGTCATATACAAGTAACCCATCTCCAAATCAGATTACTCAACCAGATACAATTTCAAATGAACTGATGCAGCTATTTTTGTTAGCCAAAACAATGGAAGGTCGTTCACCAAAAACAATAGATAGATATAAGTATTGCATCAGCCATATGCTTCAAACCATCAATCTTCCAATCCCGTCTATTAACGTGTATATTCTCAGGAACCATTTCATGGAAGAGAAGAGCAGAGGATTATCTGACAATACTATTGACGGATACCGTTCTGTTCTATGTAGCTTTTTCAGATGGTTATATAAGGATGGACTCATTGCTTTAGATCCCACAGCTAATATACATTCAATTAAATGTGCCAAAATCATTCGTTTTCCCTTTAGTGATACTGAAATTAAATTATTGGATGACGCTTGTACATCTGACAGAGATAAAGCTATTTTATATTTTTTACTTTCTACTGGATGCAGAATCAGCGAAGTGTGTAAACTAGACAGATCCGGTATAGACTTTAATACACTTGAATGTAAAGTCCTTGGTAAAGGCAACAAAGAAAGAGTGGTGTATCTTAATGATGTAGCCGGAATGATAATCAAACGTTATATAGACAGCAGATCAGATTCATTCCCGGCTTTATTTATCGGTAAGGGTAGTGATAGAATGACTCCTGGTGGAATAAGATTTATGCTTACCAAACTTGGCAAACGTGTTGGTGTTGAGAATGTCCATCCACATAGATTCAGGAGAACACTCACTTCCAACCTCATTAAGCGTGGAATGGATATCCATGAAGTGGCTAAGATTCTTGGTCACGAGAAGATTGACACTACCATGAAATATATTTATACACCACAGGAAGATGTTAAAAATTCATATAGGAAATTTGCTTCGTGATGTTGTTAATTGATATTTATTAAATAGAATAGGAGAGGAAGATAAACTTCCTCTCCTATTTGTTTATTAATAATAACGGTTACATGATGGTTACTGGTTTAAAGTGTTATTTAAGTTACGGTCTGCTTGCCACAAAGAACACATGTATACGCCCTGTTGCGTCCATCTGTGCTTTCAGCATCAAGACGGTATTTATGACCATAAACTGCTCCACATTTTAAATGATTCCACCAGCGAAACAACCATCCATTTTTCATCTTTTTTCTCCTGTTTCAAGTCCAATTTAAGTTACATTATTCCCAATACCCCAACAATTGCCATGTCACATACATATTCCTTCACCTTCTTTTTTATTTGGTTCTTGTGCTCATATAACTTTTCAAATTTCATATTTCATGCCAAACCAAGCGTGTTCCATTATGTTGCAAGATAAATGACTTCGTTGACCCGTCTGTCATTCGGCTGGAACTTTCAAAAGTATAATCCAATGCTGCTGACCCAAGATTGAGCGTGTCTCCGGTGCTGTTCCGAATCGTAATAATCGACCCAATTCCAAGATAATGTTGTCCAGTTGTTGCATTTCTGAATGGTCGAAGTTGTGCCAAATCGTGTCCGCTCCCGCTTGTGATATTTGCAAATGTTCCGCTGTTAAGCTGCATTGTGTACGCCAATGCGATGTCTTCTTGCAATGGCGTTAGATTTCCTCTAATTAGATTTGCATAAACACCTGAAAATTTTGTAAATGGATAACGCCAAGCAGCATCATATGACATGGTCTGATGCGGTATCGGAATAGCTGCTCCGTTCAAAGAAAATGGCACATTTGCATTAATATAAAAGGATTTTATTTGCTTTATTCCATCCTTCATATTTATGAACTTTGTCAAAGTGTTTATAGGGTCGATATTTCGCACATTAATGAATATATTAAGTGCATTTGCAATATCAAAAAGGTACTCGTCTGCATTGTAATTAATAACATTCAAACCTATAATCGCAATATTTGAAAACCCATTTGTAGTGAGATTCTGTATTATTTTGCCACGAACATTCTCAAAATTCGGATTAACCAACACAATATTGTGTCCGTAGATATTGTCCGTATAATCAAAAACTACATCTGTTGTTTGGCTATTAGATGTATTGAGGCTAATAAACAAGCCATTACAGTTTACAAACATATATTGGCAATTTGCCTCATAAATGTTCATAAATGTGCATCCCGACCCTAGAATGCCAACAATCCCTTTCTCCCCAGTCAGCCAAACATTATTTACAAACCATTGGAAGCCCTTAACAACATATATGCAAGTATCAGAACACGAAAATGTAATGTTTTCGATTCTTATAGCATAAGCATCATATGTTGAATTGTTAAAATATAAGCCTTTATCACCCTCAATCATAAAATCCGACAACACAACATTCTGCAAATATGTAATATCAGGATCTATTTCAAATACATTCCCACTTGAAGTTAATTTGCTTATTTTCCCTTGACCGCATATCATTGTACCTCTTGTTAGATATAACGTACTTACAAGATACGTTGTTGCTCTGAGGCGCACTTCTTTTCCGCTGTTAATAGCATTCTGTATAGCTATTGTATCGTCTGTCACACCATCGCCCTTTGCTCCAAACATTTCGGGCGTGACATAATCCTTGATTGTTTTTAGCTTGAGCGAATCGGATAATTTTGCTTCGGTCAGACTTCCGTCTTGTACTGTTGTCGTAGCCTCGGGATGTTCATCTAACCAAGCGGACACCGCATCCGCTGTCTGCTCGTCTGTTGGCAAGCCAACATCAACCCATTCTGTTGTGCCATCACCTTTTGTGCGGAGTAACTGACCGTCAGTTCCGTCCGTAGGCTGATTGTATTCGTCTAATGGCTGTGCGACCTTGTGAGTTTCAAGTGTATCAATATCTCCCTCTGCCGTTGTCACTCTGCCAGCAAGCAAAATTCTCGCATTTGTTTCGTTAGTTAAATCACTCTTTAAATCAGCAACATCCTGTGCCACATCTTCTTTCAGGTTTGCCACAACCTTATCAACCGGCACACGCCGAAGCGTCTCCATAGTCGTTCCGTTCACGTTATCAGTCTGGGAGACCAGGACATGTGCATCATCTTTCAACTCAGATGCCGTAGCCTTTTCGGTTATTTTTTGTAATGTCAATACCGACATACTGCCCTCCTTCCCGGTTATTCGCAGATATAGAAGCCGTGGTAATTATTAGCTTCGGTCATTATAGTGCTTAGGTTCATGATCTGACCATTGCTGGCCTCTATTCCCAAAACTTTGACAACACTAGCATATCCAGTACTCACGCCCACCATCTCCACAAAAACATCCTGTTTCGGACGATATCCTTCTGGAATGATGGCAATCGTATTTCCTATAGAAACGGTGCTGTTTGCCGCCGTAAGATCTTTGATCGTAATTTCCACCCAATGTCCATATTTTGTCAAATGGATTCCGTTACATGCAAACCACTCTGGCGAATGCACCGCCAGATCAATGCTGCTAACCTCTCCTCCGCCGCCCATTTCCTCGATCATCCCTTTCAGTTCATTGTATGCAGTCTGCAAATCCTCAAGTGTTACCAGTTTATCCTTCACCGCCATGCCGTCGCGCTCCTCTCTTTACGATGCAATTCCCAAAAAGCTCTTTGTCTCGCTTACCGTCGCAGTTGCCCGGTCAAGTGCCACAAGCTGATACCGGGTACCATCATACACAAAAGTAGCGATATCCCCAGCGAGAATCATGTTTGCCGTGATAGCCCCGCCATTTTTATATATAGCCTTCGCCCCGGTGCCATTTATGTTCAGCGTTGCGTTTGCCGGGACATTGTTTTCAAACTTGACGCATACTATCCCGTTAATGGTCAGCTTATATCCGGATAATGTGGCTGTTTTTGCTGTTGTTGCTGCAGCAGTGCTGCAAACAGCATAGCCAAAACCCGAACCGGCATTTGGATGTGTATGAGACGCCGCCGCAGCCCCGATCTGAGCGATGGTCACGTTATGTGGATTGTTGTTTGCAGTAAGATGAGCCTTCAGCGTTGAGATCGCCTTCGCAACTTTTCCCAGTATATTAGACAGCGTGGATCCAGAAGTGATGTCATCCAGGGAAGTGGAAGCCGTAAAGGTCACGGTCATATTGTCCGGGGCAAGGTTCGGAACATTTCCGAGCCCTACCTGAGCTTTTGTAACATGGTGCGGGTTATTGTAATCCGTCAGATGATCCTCAAACTCCTCATCGGTAACATATCCGGTAACCTCGCTAATGATCGCCGTCACGTTCTCTGCATCACCAACCGCCACATGAAGCGTAAATACGATATTCGCATGGTTCCCGCTTGTATCCGGTTTAACCAGGATTGCCTCGGTTCCGGCATTGGTATACGCGTACAGTGACGAAGTCTCTCCATCATCGATCGACGCCATGACACCAAGCTCTCTCAAGTAAAACGAAGAAGAGATGCCGGAAAGCTGAAGGGTAAAGACCAGGGTGGCAACATTGTCCGAAGTAGTGCAGCTGTCAAACTGAAGGGTTTTCTTTGGCGATATCACGGCTGACATGCCCTTGATCCTTGTGCCTGCCGGCAGCGTTCCGTCACCCAGGACAATACTCGTAAAAGTTAGTGCTGTATCCTCGTATATGGCTGCTATAATCGCGGCAGACCCATAGTCGGTTATTTGCAGATTTGGAAAATTCATATTTCCTCCTATACCTCGTCAACTCGCGAGAAGAGCAGTCCGTTGTTTTCGTCGGTCAGAGCATTGTTAAGTTCATCCGCGTAGAAAACAATGTCAGAAGACGGCTGATCGCTGTCAATAAATACTGTTGCACTCTCCATCAGGATCTCACCAAAGCCGATCTCTTCTTCATTTGCCGGGACGCTGATGTTGATGGCATCAAGCCTTGCGGTCTTCCGCTTAACTGTTTCAATGTTTTCTGCAAGACGGTCAATCGCGTCCATTGAAGTGACATCATGCAGCGTCACCCGGAAATGGTTCGGGGTGCCGCCATAGTCATACCATTCATCAACCGTTCCATTGCCCCAGATCGAGAGGATGACAGTTTCAACCGCGTAATTTGTTCCGTCTTTCGCGGCAACGATAAGGGCATTTTTGATCAGGTCGCGCTTAACCTCGATGGAATAATCGTTGTTATAATACCGGACATTCAACTCCACGGCGAGCAGATCCAGTGCGAATTCAGGAGCCCCGTCAATAAACGCATATACCAGGATTTTATCCATTACCTGGACATATGTCTGATAAGCCTGCTTGATCGCGTAACTGATCGCCACAACCTGGGGCTGCCTGGTAAACTCAAGCGGAAGGATATCTTTCAGTTCGCCATTCCGAAGGTCAATCATCTTCCAGCCCTCCGTAGTTCACCGCCTTGGTTCCGAGCTGCGGGACCTGAGCGTTTGTGGTGGCCACGTAAGTCGGATAAGTTACGGTTACGCGCTTAGCGCCCGCAGCCATGACATACTCAACCAGCTTCCCGGGCTCCACATCCCTGCCGATCGCGCCGGACTGCCATGCTATATACTGGTCAACCGCTGCATTGACCGCCGCCTGAATTTGGGCAACTGATGAAACCTCTGACCGGTTGATGTAGTAAGTAAATTCAATATCATACGGCAGTGCTGTCGGTGAGCTTACTGTCACATGGTCAGTCATGGGCTTACGCTCAGATGCCGTGATGTAATCCTCGATCACCTGAAGGACGTCCTGTGAGAAAAATTCCCCGTTTTTCCCGATCACGAAGATCTCAACCTCACACTCGCTCGGGGACGTCACCCGGACATCCTCAACGCCCGAATATGCTTCACGCGTCAGGTAAATGTATGCAATTTCCGGACCGGCGACCGAGAAATTCCCGGATGCCAGATAAATCCGTTCTGCAAGGGCTTCATCGCTTTCCTTGTCAAGGCCGCCGGATGTTGCGCTGACGTTGTAGACTGATGCGATGTATGGGATTGGGTCAACCAGTACATTCAGTTCCCCGGCTTCAATCCCGTTCCATTCCTGCCCGGCGGTCTGGGACGTACAGAGGGCATCTACATAGGTCGCACCGATCGGGATCTCCGCATATTCATCCGTCTCAAAGTAGACTTCCGCTCCCGATGTGGTCACTCTTGTGCCGGCCGGAATACTGGTGACCGCCGCCCTGACAGCCGCAAGAGAAAAGCGCACTGTGCAGACAGCGGAGGACTCGCCTTTGCGCTCGATGCCTTTAAGCGCCCCGAGATTGTCCAGGTAATCACCATAAGCGTACTTCAGGAAATTCATCTTCCCGGCAATGTCCGTGTTGAGGTACATCTGATAGATCTGCACCGCACACGCATAGAGCATCAGGGATACCGGCTCGCCCTCTTTGAGCGTCACAGCGGCGCCGTTTATCTCCTGGAATTTATCCTGGTAGTCGGACACCATTTCCGCTCTGATATCATCCAGGGTAATGTCGCCAATAAAAGAAATTTCCGGGAGTTTTGCAATCTCGTTTATCAACGCTCATCCCTCCTCTCTATCTCGATGGTAGTCTGCAGCCTGCCGTCAACCCCGTAGGATGCAACGACACTCATGACGTTAATTTCCGGGATATATATGTCCACCTTCTCCTGCAGCTCTGCCGCCATCCGGTTCGCCGCGACATTGACCGGCTCGTCCAGAAAATCCCTGGCCAGGCCGAAGCCCCTGGAGCCCGGTATGGTGGTCTCCGTGCACATCAGCAGGGTTTTCAGCCGGACGTCTATCTGCTGCAGCTCCGTGGTACTTAGATCATCCAGGGAGACAATCCGGATGCTGTCACTCAAAAAGTTGTCTATCGTCATTGACTGCCTCCTTAGTTGTACTCTTTGAGCGTCAGACTGACGCCTGCCCGGATAAGTTCGCCCTGGCTCCAAACCTCATCCCATGATGTGTCAATCGACTCGATGTAATATTTATTTCCGCCGATTCGCTTGCCGCCGATATAGAGGTAATTTAATTCGCCGGCCATGCAGGCTTTTTCCAGGATGGATTCGTATTTTCTCGGGGACTGTCCGCGGTATGCGGAAAACGTGATGTCAAGCGATACGGAAGGCTGTTCGATACCGACATACTCAGCCGCCGGTTTCTTCTGGTTAATGTTGTGCGTCTGCCATCGCGCCGAAACACTGCGTTTCATGTTGGTAAACGGCAGCTGCTTTTCCGAGTTGACCGTGAAAACGAGGTCTGATCCCCAGCTTCCGATTTCTGCCATGTGTCAGCCCTCCTTTATGTTGACCGCTCAGACCAGAGGATGTCCACCTTGCGTTTCATTTCGAGCAGTTCGGCGACCGTAATGCTCCCAGACTGGCATTTCAGCGTGACGTTGTTCGCGTCGATCAGGATTGCATTGTCTGATGCGAATATCAGCGTGCCGCTGTCCTCATACTCGGCGTATGCTTTGCCGGGATCGTGCCCAAACTCTTTCCGGTAGATCTTCTCCCCGGTCTTTGCGGGAATATTCGTTTCGTTCCAATAGTGCCCGAGAACGATCCCCCGGGACTGTCCCGAAGGCAGATGCAGGACAACCACCTCGTCCTCTACCTTCGGCATTTTGTACTCGTCATTAAATGACAGTGTAGACAGCAGGACAGTGACGGCATCATCCAGATCCGGGTAAGTCACGGAGATCATGCCGTGCTCATAATCAATCTTGGATACCCTGCCGATCCTGATCAGCTTGTCAGCCATAGACCGCCCTCCTGTTTATAATCTCTGATAGCACTTGTGCATCTCCACGGACTGCTTTGTGCCGCCGTTTCCGGAAATGCTTGTGATAACTTTTTCAACGTAATATTTCCCGCTTGCCCTGCCCATGTCGGTGACCATGACCGTCACGCCGCTGGCAAGCTCCGGAAATCCCCACAGGGCACCGGACAGCTTTGTCATTTTCTCGTTTGCTTCATTCACCGCGGCCTTTGCTTTCCGCATTGCTTCGGCGTGGGTCTCGCAGGATGTGTTAAGGTACATCATCCGACGGGAGCTCCCCACCGTGACCTTAATCTCTTTTTCGCCTCGCTTGTCGGACTTATACCCGACCTCCGCGCCGGTATAGGTGCCCTCCAGCTCATCCCGGTATGTCCATCCGTCATTGACAAAATCATTCCGGGAGATCGTGCAGATCGGAGCGGCTGCCTCCATGACGCCGGCATCAAAAATCACGACCTGGTTGTTGTATACTTTCATTTTCAGGCCGTACTCTTTCACGGTTGAGAATAAAAAATCAGAATCCGACCGGTCAGTCTGCTCCAGGGCCTCGACCATGTAGTCATTCCCCTGGAACATCACGCCCAGCCCGTACCGCCCGGCAATCTCCCCGGCGATCTGCGACAGCGTGACCTGCTCCCAGGTCTTTGTCCGCTGCCGGGTCTTAAAAGACTGATCCTCTGGGATTGCGAGACCGCCAAAGGTACAGGTCAAAGGATCCCCGGAAAACTCAATCGAGTCCAGGATAAAAGCGCCATACTGGATCCGGTTGACGTCACCCTCCCGGAGCCAGTCATGGAAGTAAGCCCCTCCGGTGATCTTGTCGCCCTTTGTCGGGTACCAGTCTGTCAGCCAGATCATGTCCTTGTCGTACATGCTGATGCTGATCGAGTCGCTGGATCCGGAGGCCACGTCCGTAAAGGTCACGTCCGTCAGGTAATCCTGTACCGCGGTGGAAACGTTGTGGCCGTTAAATGTCAGGACAGGCTGAGCCCGTCTCCCTTTGGAAGCCATCAGCTCACCTCCTGCGCCCAGATGGAGTTATCATCCGTCCCGTGCCAGAATGGTAAATTGCTACTGGTTTCAACCGGGATGTCCGGGACAGTGATCTCCGTCCCGGAGTCAAAGCGGAGGATCCCGGCAAGCTGTACGTTGGCCTTAATCAGATGCTCCATATACCGCTCATCCCCGAACAGCTTATAAGCGATCAGATCCCAGGTATCGTTTGACTGTGTTTTGTAAGTTGATGCCATCCCGGTCCTCCTTTCTGCTTAAAAAGCTGTCCGCGCCTGCTCGGCCATCAGCCGGTTGTACATTACCCGGAATTGCTCCATAGAGTCGATCAGGACGGAGCGGATGTCGCTCTCGGATGCGTTGCCCTGTATCGTGATCTGCGGGCTAAAAATAACATCACCGCCGCCGGCCCCTCCGGATCCGGACTCCGAAACACCTGCAGACGTCCCGAGCATCGCATTTCCGGCAGTGTTCAGCGCGGCATCCCGGACATCGTTTTCGCTCGCCGAAATACCGAGCGCCAGACCTTCGCCGGTGTACTGGCCGAGGTCGTACATCACCTGAGACGGGGAATGGATTTTAAGCGCCGTCCGGATGGTGGAGCTGATCCGGTCAGCCACCGCCTGCGCCGCCGAAATAGCGAGGTGTGCATTGGCGTTAATGCCGTCCGCAAGCCCCTGCATCAGGCTGACGCCCGTGTTGGCTGCATCCTCGACCATGGTGGCGTCCGCCTCGATGATCGCCGCCATGACTGTCTGGACACCTTCCGCCGTGGTGTTGGAGATCGTCAGGATGGTTTCCATCGCAGTGTTCAAGGCGCCCGCCACGTTGTCGAGTGTCCCGTTGTTCGCCGCACTGATCAGACCACCCAGAGCGTCATCACCGATCGCGGAGGTCAGCTCTGTGTTCAGCGCTTCGGACAGAGCCGCGGAAGTCTCCTGTGCAGATGCCTTCATCGCGTCAAATTCTGTCTGCATACTCGCGGAGACACCCTCAAGCCCGGTCAGCCCGTCCTGCGCCGCGGAGATGGCCTCCTGCGTTTCCGTGCTGATTGTGCCGGCTTCTTCCGCCGCATCAGCCACAGCGTCAATGGATGCCTCGGCTTCCTGTGCCACGGGCGGCATGGACTTTGCGATTTCCACCGCTTCGCCCATGAATTCCTGGTAGTAATACATCGCCTGATTCAGGGCATATTCTGTATCACTTCCGGATGCAGAACTCTCCCATTCGGCGTACACATCATCTATGGATTTTGTCCCGGCGACAAGCGCGTTCAGTGCTTCGTCAAATGTTGCCTTTATCTCTGCCGGCATCTCATCCGGGATTTCCCGGGCTACGATTTCCGCCATGGCCGCCTGAACATTAGCAAAATTTTCAGCGCTTTCATTGGCGTATTCTTCATAACCATAAATATCATCACCAGTATCAAGCGCATCAATCAAGGCTTTCGTTATATTCTTGCCTGCCGAGGCAACGCCATCAGCTAAAGCCCCGGCAAGCGCAAGACCGGCCTGGAACAGGTTTGGGATATTCTCAATGATTGCGGAAACCAAATTTCCGATAATCGCCGGGGCGTTGCTCACCAATACCACAGCGCCCTGAATCAGGCCTTTTGCAAGGCCGATCGCAATATCAATGCCGCCTGACAGGATATCCCCGGAGTGCGAAGCCAGGCCGACCGCAAACTGGCCGATCAGCGTACCGGCAAGCGTGCCGAATTCCCCGCCGTTCTCCGAGAACCAGTCGCCGATGTCCGTCACAACGGTCGACGCCGCTTCTGCGATCTGCTCCCCGGCATTGTCGGATGCCAGGCCACCGACCAGGCCCATGACCAGGTTCCCGGCGGCAATCGCGAAATCCCCCGTATACGTCAAAAAGTTTGTGCCGATCGCCGTGATGATCTTTGCCGCGGCCTCTCCGATCTTCGCGGAGTTTTCGGTCGAGCCGATGCTGTTGATTAATGTATCGGCAAAAGAAAAACCGCTGTTTACAAAATCAGTGCCCTTATCTCCGAGTGCCGGCGCAAGGTCTCCAACTGTGTCGCCGATCGCCCCGGCAAGCCCGTCAAGACCGCCCTGAGTGAAAGCTGTTTTCAGGTTTCCGATGATCTCGGTGATCTCCTGTACGGCGCCGCGCAAGCCACCCTCGCCGTTCTCGTCGCCTACCATGGCTTTGTAGATTTCAATGCCGAAATCAGATGCCGCAGAGACAAGGATGTCCATGTCTCCCTTCATGGTGTTGGTGGCTACCCGGTAACGCTCCTGCAAAGTGCTGATCGCGTTGCCGTTTTCATCCATGCCGTTGTATGCGTTCTGCAGGTTGACGGACAGGGCTTCCCATGCACCGTCCGCGTTGATGGAGTCAAGCAGGTACTGGCCTTCTGACATGTAGTGCGTGCCAAAAAGGTCTTTCATGGTGGCATTTGCCGCTTCGGCGTTCATTCCGGCAAGGCCTTCCTTGATTTGGCCGAGCAGCGACACCATGCCAATAAACTGATCATTTGCGTCATACAGGCTAATGCCAAGACCGGCAAGAGCGTCTAATGCCTTATCATTACCGGCAAAACGCGCAAACATCGAGTTAAGGGCCGTGCCGGCTTCCGAGCCTTTTGTACCGTTATTTGCAAGGATACCGGCAGCTGTTGCCAGCTCATTAAGATCGACGCCAAGCACACGCGCAGCACCGCCCGCGCCGATCATGGTCTCCATAAACTGCTCGGAGGTGTAGTTTGCCGCGGAGTCAGCCCGTGCCACCATGTCCATATAAGACTGGTAGTCCTCCAGCGTCAGACCGAGTGCCGCATAGGAGTCCGTTACAAGATCTGACGTCCTTGCAAGGTCTGTCCCGGATGCCGACGACAGCTTGACCATTGCGTCCAGTGATGCAATGGATGTCTCCGCATCCCATCCGGCAAGAGCCATATACTTCAGTGCCTCGGCGGCTTCCGTGGAGGTCTTATTGGTCGTTGCGCCGACTTCCCGGGCAGCTGCTTCCAGCTCCGCAAAAGTCTCCGTTGTCTGGTCGATGCCGAGCGTCCCGGCAAGATCGGCCATCGCGTTTTCAAAATCCATGCCGGTCGTGATCGCCGCCGTACCCGCAGCTGTCGCAGCCGCGCCCATCACTCCGAGGCTTGCCGCACTGGCTTTCGCAACGTTCTGTGCGACCTTCCCGGCACCTGACATTAATTTCCCCAGAAATCCCTGCTGTTCGCCGCCTTCCAGCTTGCTCAGCATCCCCTGGGCTTCCTGAACGGACTTAGACAGGGATTTGTCAAGCGCGCCGGATATCTTGATAATCAGGCTGTAATCATTTCCGCCTTTCATTTCTTCCTCCTTGCCTTTATCCGTTTATTTTCATCGTCAATAATTTCGTTGTAATCCGCCAACAGATACAGGAACTCAAATATGGTCATATGCCAGAAGAATCCCAGGCCTGTACCCATGCTCTTAGCCACTATCAGGACTGTTTTTCGCAGCCCTGACAGTGATGAAAAACTCACTCGCCTCTGAAGAAAAAACGCGTAACCCGCGAGCGGATCCGCGCCGCATCCTTCGGCCGGAGTTTAAGAAAAAACTCATACGGCTTTTTGGTAGCCGCATGAGCAATATAGAGGGTATACTGGATGTCCGTCTCCGGGACAGATACCACACGACCGGAACGCGCAAGCATGTCAGATGCGTGGATCATGTCCTCAACAGTAATTTCCTCCAGACCGGACAGGTCAAGCTTCGTGATTTCCTCGCCCTCGAACAGATAAGGCTTCGAAAACTCCACCACGTTGTCCTGATCCTGTTCCTCGTCTGTCTCCTGAAAATCAATAATATTTTTGTCCGCCATTTCCTTCTCTCCTTTTTCCTGTTTCGGTTATGCCGGTCAGGCCGTCGGTCAGATCTGTGCCCTGATCTTTTCCAGCATATCTACTCCGTTTAAGATGTACCGGAAGTTGAGCTTATCCACTTCGAGTACGGTCTCGTTGTCGATGACGATCTTGATGTAGTAGACCTCCAGCGTGGTCTCGCACTCCATCTTCTTTCCGCCTTCCGCGGATCCGAGCGTCAGGGTCTTTGCCTTGCCGCGGACTACGATCTTGCAGGGATAATAGTCCGTCAGCCCGGTGTCGGTGTCCAGACACTGCAGGGACGCCCTCAGGGTAAACTGGCTGGTGGCCGCGGTGTTCGCAGCCTTGAAATATTCCTTACTCAGGCAGCTCCAGCGAATGGTCATCTCCATCGACTCAAACTGGCCGGTCGCGGACTCTTCGATTTCGCCGAGCACACCGGACCCGGAAATGGTGTCCGTCATCATAGACAGCTCCGGAAGGTCTACCGCGCCGGTGATGCCGATCATCTGTTCCGCTTCGTTGTAAAGGCTAAAATGGTTTAACAGCTCAGGTAAACGCAGCATTTAATCATTCCCCCTTTCTCAGCCTGCCAGCCCGGCGAGGGAATTCGCGAGCATGGACGTGTCGTAGCTCAGGATGTTGTCAATCTCCTGCGCAGGTGTATAGGGTGCAATCTTCTGGCGGAATACAATCTTTCCGGCAAGCACGTCAGTGATCGGGTTGTCAGATCTCAGATACTGGATCTCCGCGCCTGCCCAGACATCCGGGGTGTAAGCCGCGCAGCGGATGTTCTCAGAGTCGACTACAGACTCGATCAGGATGTGATTCAGCGGATCGTCTACCTTGCTGAAATAAGTCAGAATAAACGTGTTGGCCTGCCAGTTAAACATCCTGCGGACCGGCAGCCACATATCCTTGACGTCCGTGGTGGTCGGGTAAGCGCCGGTATAGGATCCCCACAGGCGCCAGCCGCTCATGTTGATCGCAGTCGCCACACCATAGCTGTTGACGATAGTCGCCTGATCCTGAGTAAGGATGACTTCCGTGCCGTCCGCCAGGCAGGTGCCGGATACTCCGATCAGCTTATTGGACGGAGTGCGGCTCGGAATGTTGCCGTTCCGGGCGTCATTGTAGGCCATTGCGGCGGCAGCGACGGCAGAACCGTCAAAGATGTAATCGCCGACCTTATACGACAGCCATACGGGATAGCAGAAAGGCGATGTAAAGCCGCTCTGCTCCTTGACGGTCTTGACCTGGGTGTAGGTTTTTGCCGTTGCGGTGTTGATATCAAGCACGGCAATCGCCTTAAACACGCCGCTGATGCTGGACGCCTTGGCAGACAGGGCGACACCAACCGCAGGAAGATGCGAGAATCCCGGAGCAAGCAGGATGCCAGGCACAACGCCAAGCTTCGGGTAAACGCTGTCAATCAGTTGGATGCCGGTAGACTTTCCGGTGGTGGCGTTATAGGAACCGATAACAGCCGCTTCGGTGGCGCCGGCAGTGTAGTTGACCCGCGAATAGCTAATAACTAAGTTCTGGCCGGCGCCGCTGTGGATCCGTCCGGTGCTGAGGATGTTGAGCTTAAAGTTGCCGTCGCTCATGTACTCGACTGTATAGTCGCTGCCGGCAGTGTATACGGTTTCCTGCGCGGTCTCGGTAGCTATGGGCCGCGAGACCTTGATGCTGGATTTGATTGCACCTGCGGAGTCAGTAACCACAATCACGCTCGGAATGTTATCATCATCAACGGTCATTGAGTCAGATGTTTTCATTCCGGCATTAACATCCAGGATGTTGATGTACACCACCGGACCGACCGGCATGACATTAGCCGTCAGGTACATGGTCTGGCAAAGTCCATACTTTGCAAAATCATCGACATATCCAAGCTTTTCCATTGCTTCAGTTGCGGAATTGCAAAGGATCGGCACATTAGTTACTGCGTCCGGATCATCCAGCATCCAGACCGGTGCTGCACCGACAACCACCTGCACGGCATTATCCGCCAGAATCGGTGCAGTCAGCGCGGTGTCATTTTCATACACAAATACACCATGCTTGATGGCCATATTTTTTACCTCCTGTGTTCCGTCTGGTATTCCACCGCGGCTTCATACGCGCCCCAGCAGGCACCGGACTGCTCTCTGATTTCCCTTTCCGCCTGCGGATAATCCGGGATGTTGACGAAAAGGATTTTAAGGATCGGGCACTGCTCGAAAGCCGCCTGTGCGGTCTCCGGGATGTCCGAATAAATCGTGTTTGCAACTGCCCCGATAGACGTCATTGTTGGACCGACGTAAATCACCGGAGCCTTTGCTTTTGTTTCGGCCCCGGCTGTCTCAACCACCTCTTTCGCGGTCTCCACAGCCTCCGCCGCTGTCTTTTTCTTAGCCATATCCAAACGGATCCTTTCTCATGGGCTTCGGCACCATGAATTTAAGCTCCACAAGCCCGAAGTAATAGGGCCATGTATCCTCATCCTGCAGGTGCCACGACATTTCAGGCAGACACCGGAAAGCCTTATGCCCCGGAAGCCCGATTGTGGCCTCCAAAGCAAAGCGCGTTGTGATCCGGGTGATGGCTTCGAGCACGTGGTAGTGCCCCTGATTTTCCTCACCCGTGTCGCAGACGCCGATCAGGATGTCTACCGTCACCGTCCATGTGGAGTTGTCGTCCGGAGTCGTGCCGTTATCCACCCGGACAATGAAATATGGGAAGTAATTGTCCGGATCATCGTCGTTTTCCACCGCTTTCGGAAGGAATTGGGCGTACCCGTTGAACCCGGTGCGCTCATCCTCGTTGACGGTCGTGATCAGGTCTTTCAGGATGTCAGTGATTTCCGTGATTAAAGCCCTCTGGAGGTCACTCACAACAGTCAGATCATTCTGCATTGACGGCGCCTCCCTTCTTCTGGATAAGCAACCTTATCTGCTGATCCATGAACTTCTTCAAGTCAGCTTCGATCAGCGGTTTCTGCTCGCCGTATACCCGGTCAGAGCCGATCATGTACGGCACGGACTTGGAAAACAGCTTTTCGATGGCGTCACGCTTACTGTTTCCGCTCTGCTTTTTGCCGGTACGCACATAGATATGTCCGTTCGCCTTACCGGTTCCGACAAAAGCCTTGTTGTCATATTTCCGGACGGCTTTCAGCCCGGTGCGGATGATGTCAACCTTTGCAGGGCTTGGCCTCGAAAAACGGTGCTTAAAGTCTTTCAGGGACTCCGGAGCGCCTTCAGAACTGATTTCCGCCTCAAGCTTATCAGCACTGGCCTTTGTGATTTTCATGTCAGACTTAAATGCACCGGCTTTGATGGTGTATGCAAGCCTTGTTTGGACAGACAACCGCTGCCGTGCGCTGGTCGCCGTTTTGTTCAGCGCCCTCGCAACATACGTTTCCGTCTTGCTTCCGGCGAGCTCCCGGAGCCTGTCTGTCAGCTCCCGGAAAGATTCGTCTTCCAGATCGTGGTGAAACCGGATTGCCGGACTGTCCTTACTCATGCCCTGTTAGCCTCCAATGTGATCGAGTAGACGCCGTACTCATCGACGGCATCCTCACAGGTGTAGCGCCTTCCATCAACCGTGATGATCTGCCCCTGCTTCGGGAGCGGGCCGTAATCGGATGCTGCCACATAAATCAGTCTCTGCTGCACAAAGACACCATCCATGTTCTGGTTAAACCGCTTTTCGCGCTCGATCTGCTCGATCTCATCCATCTGACAGGGCATTTCTACACCATTGATCACATGGACATCCGAAAATTCCTCGATGTTTAAGAATGTCTGGTGGATGTCGCCCCGGATGATGTCTTTGAAAGCGCTCATTTTTTCACCGCCCTTTTAGGCCGCGGCTTTTCCGCCTGCTGTCTTGCAGGTACGCGTCCGACCATTGCCCCCGGATCCCCGTCAGAGCTCAGGCCGGTGCGTCCGGGCAATGCTGCCGCCATAACCGCCTTAGGCGCAGGCTGTGCATCGGCCTCCTCGTCCAGCCATTTCGCACTGCCTGCTTCGAGCCATGCGGCTACCGTTGCGGCATCATCACCCGGCAGCGTATCACCCGGGCTGTACTGGTGTTACCGGTACAGC